ATTTAGCAACATACAGTTTTAACTGGAATATTATAAATTTAATAGTTACGTTGTATTTTATACCTTATTTGATTTACCATAGATAGAATAAATGATTGCAGTGGTTAAGGTGAATAATATGGCTCCCCACAAAGAATCAATTAGAACGGTCAATGGTTTCCAGCCCTTAAATAATGCCCAATTAGTAAATTCGTAAACTGTGTAAATTACTAGACCCAACAAAAATGCGTCAGACAACGGTTTTCTCTCTTTGATTATGAAATAGTAAACACCAAAGACGAGAGAAATGTAGCACAGAACCGCTGGAACTAAGTTCATGCTAATGACGCTTCCTTGAATTGATTTTACTTGATTGTCAAAATAACCTTTCATGGAAGTTAAGTAGATAGAATCCAATATTACAAAAACAACAAAAGTTGTCAGAAACTGCAATAAAATGCGACTATTCATTATATTATACGACTATAGAAATAATATTATTTTAGCAAAAGTCTAATTCTTTTGCAATTATTTTATATTTGTATAATATAAAATGACATCTGTTGGTTATACAAATCCTATTAGCGCTTCCGGTGGAAAAAGCATAAATTTAACGCTCGGCGTTTCTAAATTGGGAGGTGGAATTCCTGGGTTCATTCCTCAAGCCACATACAACACAAATAATAACAACGAATTTATTGATACTCGTTTCTCTCTAAAGCAGGCCTGGAACACTGGTTATGCAATGAAATTGTTGAATCAGGACAAGGCAATTTGCACGCCATTTCGCGCTGTTAATAATGCCGGAGATTTATTGAGTCGCAAATATTATTCGTGTGGCGGTCCTTGCCAGACGTTCCAAAGTCGTCCGGGCATGTTTGGTTTAAAGCAACATTTTGGTGCTATTCAAAACCACTGTGATGGAACTGGGGTTCCTCCTTCATCCTGCAACACTAAGTATGTTTATGATAGCTCCGATTACATTAGATATGCAAAGCAAAAGGCTCTCAACAAGAACTACAATGATGCGTCATATGGCGGAAACAATTATTCTGGAGCTCAATCTGCTATTAGAGCTATTAGACGTTATTAAATAGTAGGATAACATTATTTATTGTTATATTTATAACCACATTATATATATAACCGATGCCAAAACAATTAAAACAAAAACAAAATAAAAAGAAAAATAGTAGAAAAAAGCGCGGAGGAAGTGGGGAAAAAATGCACTTTTTAGCATCATTAAAAGCTAATACTCAAATAATTTTGGCGGACATTGAACGCATGGAAGATGAACTGCCTGAGGGGGAACCTGATGAACATTGCGACTTGTCTGAAATTAAAAAGAATGCAGTTCAGGCAAATGTGTTAATTAATAATCTTATAGAAGAACAACAAAATGCAGATTCTATATCGCAAAATCCATTAGACCAAGTAATTACTACAAACGGATTTACCGGCACAATAGGAGAACTATTAAGTAAAATTAGAGAGAAAATTTCTCAGTTAAGCAAATATAATAATGAAGGCCACGAACAAACGATAACACATTTAAAAACTTTATTGAACATCGGTGCATCCGAATCTGTAAATGTAAATAATATAAAAGAAATTCTGAAAGGTGGGAAAGTTAAATTTAAGAACAATAAATTAGTTGTAGCAAAACCCAAAAGTAGACGCAATAATAAAAGGCAAAAAAAACAAACAAAACAAACAAAAAGGCGATAGGATTATAAAATTTCTTTTCCAATGTTATAGTATATGACAACAATAGCTTATCATCAATATACCAATATTCCTTATATGAGTGGCGGATATGCCAGTGCTCCAGTAATTGGACCATTAAGCACAAATAGAACCCCTAATACAACGTTTCACAGCCAGCTAGGCGTTCTAACAGGAATTCATCCTAACCCTCCCCAGTTTTATCCTTCTTATGGTGCAAGCACTTTTTCTCAAGCGCGTGCTCAGTATAGAAGAACGCATACTACTCAGCACAATTTTGGAAGAGGAACCCAAATGTATTCATTGATTCCTTCCACAAGTCAATATTCCGCAGACACGCAAAGACAGTACAATGTTTCTCAATCAACAAAATATGTAGCACCTGCATCATCATCAATGTATATGGCTGCTAAAAAGAGCGCAGCTGTTGGTAAAAGTTCATTGAAATATGGTTTGCCAGCAAATGCACCATTGTCTTATAAGTGCTATGATAGAAATGATGTTAAAACTTCTTTAAGAATGGTTAGGTCGGGTGGTTGCACAGCTCCTGCAAAGAAAGGTTCTATCTTTAATAACACATTATGCAATGGAAGAATATGCGCAATAGGCTCATTGGTATCTCAGACTTATTAAAAAAAAATGTTAAGTAAATATATAAAATGAACAAGTATGTTGTGGAGTTTTTAGGAACACTTTTGTTAGTTTTTGTTATTTTAGCAACTGGTAACTATTTAGCAATCGGTGCGGCGTTGGCATTGGCCGTTTTATTGGGCGGAGCCATTTCAGGCGGTGCATTCAACCCAGCCGTTACGCTTTCACTTTTAGCTGCAGGCAAGTTGGCTGCCAGTGACGTTGTTCCTTACATTGTGGTGGAAGTTGCTGGTGGTTTAACAGCCTTCCAATTATACAAGATGCTTATGAAATAAAAGTATTAAGATAAAAATAATATAAAAACAACTAATAATTTATATTGAGGGAGAGTTTTACCCAATATAAATTTTCTCTCACAAATCGCGTTAATAGTGTAGTGGTAACACGCAACCCTTCCAAGGTTGAACTGGGGGTTCGATTCCCTCTTGACGCAAAAAATATATTTAGCAAATTTAACACACGATTATAATATAATTTCTTTTATTATAATATAAATGGCGAGAACAAGAAGACACAGAGGTGGTGCCGCGATTGGCGGATTAACCAGAAGAAAGAAGAGCAGAGCCGGAGGCTCTCGCAGACGTCACAGACACGGTGGACAGTTCCAGGGCGTGCAAACCGGCGTTTCCAATGTTGCTAGCGGTGTCGGAAGCGCGGTTGATTCAGTTGGTTCCAGCGTTGGAAGCGCTGCCAGCGGTGTTGGAAGCTGGCTTTCAGGCATGTGGGACAAGACCAAGAAGGCTGTGAGTGGCTCATCATCAACCGGAACAGCATATGGTGGCCGCAGAAGACACAAGCGCGGCGGACAAGTCGTTGGTTTTGACGACATGTGGAAGCAACCCGGTCCCGCTGTTGGCGGTCGCAGACGCAAAAAGCACTAAATTTAAAATATAAAATTTTATATATTGAAAAATACATAAAATTCAACGGGTCTGTTCGCTTCACCTAAAAACACCCAATTTTAGGTTAATATTAAAAATTGACTTAGAATTATAACTAGTATTAATAATAACAAAAGATGGTAACTCACACTTGCGAAAAGTGCGGAAAAGAATTCAAGCAAAAGTCGCACTATACAACGCACATTAATAAGAAAAATCCATGCGTTTCTGAAACCAAACTAAAAGAACTTATTGATAGTGCCGTTAATGAGAAGCTTGTTGAAATTAAACAAGCAAAGCCTTTGAAAAAAATATCCGTTTCTAAGCCTATTTTAAAATGGGTTGGCGGAAAAACGCAGATATTAGATAAACTCATTACCGATTTTCCAGTTGAAATGAATAATTATCGCGAGGCATTTTTGGGAGGCGGTAGCGTTTTGCTAACGTTGTTATCCTATGTAAAAAATGGCGCTATTAAAATCAATGGCAGCGTTTACGCTTATGATTTGAATGAACCTCTGATTTACATGTATAAAAACATACAAAGTCATCATGTGGAATTATATGATAAACTTCAAACCATTATTAATGAGTTTAACGGGTGCGGCAACGGAGAAATTAATAGAAAACCCAAAAATATAGAAGAAGCCAAGTTGGCAAAGGAAAATTACTATTATTGGGTGCGTAGTGCATATAATAAGTTAAGCCCAGTTGAAAAAAAAACAGTAATAGGTTCTGCTATATTTATATTCTTAAATAAGACTTGTTTCAGAGGAGTGTTTAGAGTTGGGCCAAATGGTTTTAACGTGCCTTATGGACACTATAACAATCCGGAAATTATTAATAAGGAACACTTGGAAGAGATACACGCGCTGATTCAATGCGTCATATTTGAATGCAGCGATTTTACTGCATCATTAGCAAGCGTTGAGCCGAATGATTTTGTTTATCTTGACCCACCCTATGCGCCAGAAACTGACACTTCGTTTGTCGGCTACACTGAAAGTGGGTTTGACCTTGACGCGCATAAAAAATTATTCAAGATAATACATGAATTAACTGAAACAAATAAAAAAGTAATGTTGAGTAATGCTGATGTAAGCTTGGTGCGAGAAAACTTTACAAATGAGAAATACAACACGGTGTCACTTTTATGTAAGAGGTCCATCAACTCTAAAAACCCGGAAGCAAAGGCAAAAGAGGTGATTATTAAGAACTATTAAACCAGTTGTCGGTGAGCAATTTTTCATTAATAAAACTGGCTCGTAAATAGAAGGCACGAGTTTTTGGCGCACCTTTTCCGGCTCCCTTTGTGCGGTTTTGCAAATACTTTCCAATTCTAGAACTGCCTTCAAGAGTTCCATTTTCAGCCAAATAACTTTGAATATTTTTATAGTCGTCTTCAAGTTGATTTTTCAAATCAACGTTCTCGTCTATTGTTAATTCCACCAAGATTGGCTGCATGTATTGCACATTATCACCGTCTCGGTAATAAGGAACATATAACGTTTTTTTCAATTTAGAATAACATTTTGAATCATCAAAATTGCTCATCTCCAACTTCTGCACGCTTAGCATAGTAACTGCAATTGATTCTGCTCCCTTAAATTTTCCATTTTTATCTTTTTTTAAACTAATTGTCTTCAACTCACCGTCTTCGCAATCTAAACAAGCGCTGCTTATTGGTATACCAGTTATCACTTCTGCCAGATGACCAACAGCGCCTTTGTTTTTGGTCTTTGGCAAATGGTGCATTGCACCCTTTATTTCAATAATTTTATCAAACACTTCTTGCACTGTGGGGCGTAATGATTCGCTCATTGTAATTGTATTGTTTTGATTTCAGAGAGAAATCAAAATAATATTTCAATTTTTTTTATTCACATAGATTTTTACTTTTGCTTTGTCATAATGCAATGCAATATGTAAATAGCTAGTATACCCAAAGAAGCAAAATAAATTTGCACTATTGGGTCATCTGGAAAGTAACTATCTTCAACTGGCGCGGGACTTAAACCCATGTTTGTAAAAGACTCGTTGCATCTTGCACCTGAAACAGGGTTAGTATTTCCCTTTCCCCAATTGCATGGGTCCATGTTGCTAATATCAACTGTAGCAACAAAATGGGTTTGTGTTCCAGTTGCATTAGGTGGCAAGCCTCCTGTGCTTGGTGGCGTGGGACCAACCACTTGCATCGTAATTTCCTGACATTGTGGAGTTGAACCAGACGTAAATGCTCCTAAAATAGCATAAGGATTTAACACGTTAAGATTGCTCATTGTCCCAGGAATCAAACCCTTAAAATCGGAAAAATTGGTATCTAAACCTGAAGAAATAAAAGGAACATTTCCCATGGGAATATTGTTAACATAAATATATCTATCAACTTCTTGCTGAGTTTTAATGTCACTGCATTTTCCTCCAGTCTGTAAAAAAAATTTGTTTCCTAAAGGTCCTCCAGTTGTTGATGCGCCACCACCCGTTACTAAAACTTGAACATATTGAATTAACCCGTCTATATCTTTTGCCATTGTAGATAAACTACCATTGGATGACATACCGATTGCTTGTGGGTTTTTAATATTTTGCCAATATGGATAATCTGGACCTAATAAATTTTGTTCTACACCTGTTGCATCTTTTAATACATCTTGAAATATGTTTGACATATAAATTATAGCTATATAAATATTTTTATTCATTAATTTATTGATTATTAACTATGAATAAAAATATTTTTATGCACTTTCAGTGCCACTTACATCCAAAGGTTTATTTCCAGCCAATTGTTGCGATGCATCTGCCTGTGCTTTTACTAAAGCAGTGACTTGGTCATTTAATGTAACAACGTTTCCACTTATATCCTGCACTTCTTTATCTAGCCCCATAAGTTTGTTAACTTGTTCTTGCAGAATTTCAATGGCAGCAGAATTTTTATAAGCTAAAACAGACGAAGAACAAGCAGATTGATCTGTTGTTGCTCCATTTTCAAGTCCTTCAACAGTTGCCCAATTAGCTAAAAAGAACTGATAAATTATTAAACAAATGAAAAATATAATAAGAACGCCTACTAACATTAATATATACAAATACTTTTATTTTCTTCTTTATTTATAATATATAATGGCATCAGCATTTTATCCTCAAGGCATGCATTCATATAATAATTCATCTCCAAATGCGCCTTTCACAGCAGAGTATGCAACATGGAAAGGAACCGGAAGATATAGCAATCCAGTTGGCATAACTTCTGGAAGCATTAGACCTTTAACAAACAACGACCTTACAAATATAGCTGTTTACAAACAAGGATTAGCAAGACCACTCAAATGGCAATTTAGAAAAGGCACAATGACACAAGCACCTTATCAAAATAAGATTGTTAATCCCGCCAACCCTTCTCAAAGTGTTAGCTTTAACGGAAATAGAATGAGCAAATCTACCGCGGGTTTAGAAAACAAAACCGGTGGATTAATTGGACAGCTCATGGACCGCCCTGGGGGATATTCCGTAAAGCACAATCCACCTGATGAAATAAATGAAACTACTCAATATGGGTTAGATTGCAAGACATGCGATGGCATTAGTATGGTTACTGATTTTGCTCCCAGTCCTTATTTGACTAATAATCCTCAACCTGTCTGCACAAACCCTCCTCTTTGTTGTAATGAGCCAAGAAAGGCTCTTCTTCGTGTAAGACCTGCCAGCACAAATTTAAAGAAAAATTATTTCACGACTCTTCAACAATACAGACAAAACCGTTGTCAAACATACGAACAACGTGTTTTCAACTTTAAAACAACTGAAGATGGTTTTACAGATGCCGCTTTATTAAAGAATAACCCAAATATTACTCCAGCAATGTTAGCGGCAGCTAAACCCGGTAGTCCAATTACTCTTGCAAATACTTATGTCGGTAACTGCTACCCCAACACTGGTTTAAGCACATTTACGCAAGTTGAACTAGTCGCATTAGCATTCCAAATTTTGAATAGCAACAACCTTTTCTCAAATGATGATATCACAACTTTTTACAACTCAAAAATAACTACTATACAACAATTTGTATGGTTCATCTCCAATTTAAAATCAGGAAACGCGGCTCAAGCGGCATATATTTTCAGCAACTTTATTAACAATCCTTATTATGGCATGGGATTAACTGGACCTAGTAATCCTTACGGATGCAAATTGGTGGTCTACAAACCAAGCAATCCTCAGTTTGCTGTCCAAGGTGGCGTTTCTAGTAGCACTAGAACTTATAAATTAGGATTAACAACGGTTGAAAAGAACATTAATAACAGTAACGCGCTCAGAGGTGCTACAAGCACAATGAGCGTTGCAAATGTGGGCGGTCTACCTTTTACACCATTTATCTACAAATCAAAGGTCCAAACGTGCAATCCTGCTCTTCCAATTATATTCAGACAAGTTAGTTACAATCCAAAAACTTGCTTCAGAAACTCTAATGACTACATGGAAAAAGCAGTTCAATATAATGGAGTTTTTAGTGGTGGACCAACAGTTGCAACCAATGGAATTAGCGCATCTAATCCAGGTGGACAACCCATTAATTAATTGCATCATTTGTATCTTCTGGTGTATCTGCATCATCTGGCGCAATAATCTTATTGCAACCAAATAAATCTGATTGATTTGCTTCTACAATATTTCCATCGTCGTCATACACAACAATAGGTAAAAATATATTAAGTTTGTCTACAAATTTATTATATGGTATTTTGTGTTTTTCACACCATTGAATGCACTTTTGAATATTGTTCTTTTTAAGAGATTCTATCCTGTCATCTCTATTTTTATTTTTAAAAAGATTTATTAATTGGTCGTATTGTTCTAACTGCAAATGCCCAATAATAATATTAGATTCTTCTACTTTGTTTAAAAAATAGTAAGGCAACTCGCTGTTTATTAGTGAACTAATTTTTTTACCACTATTTATGCAGTCAGCTATAATACCCTTTAAATTCTTTATTGTGTTGTTGTTTTCTATTGTTTTTGAATAATCCGAAATAAAATTTTTACAGATAATAAATCGCTCATTTTTAAACGCATTTGATGCATTTGGTTTTATAATATAAACCTTGTCATACATGCTTGTTAACAAATATAAAATATCTAAAATTGGCTTATGGTATATTACGTCAATCTTAATTATACTTGTTCCATTAATGTTTTGATATGTCAATATGTTGCATAGAATAGCCATAAAATTAATACAATATTTGTTTACATCCAACTCCAAATGATTGCTAATTTCAAAATACAAAAAATCAACCGTCATTATTTCTATTCCCTGAAAAGGTCTTAAAATAGATAATTCTGAATCAACGAGATGTTCATAAATGATGTCATTGTTGTTTTCTCTGAAAATATTCATACACTCAATAGTTGCCGCATTATTTGAACCACAATGAAGCGCTCTAATATTTCTCCCAATAAACGAATCAAATATGTTAAATGTATTCGCAATTTCCATTAATGCGTAAAATGTTGGGGAACTGGCTTTAATTTTACTAACTGAAAATTTTGAACTAGGAACTTTATGATGAATGTATTCATATGGGTTAATAATCTTATAATAAAAATCAACGTTGTAATCTTGAATTTCTACTTCGGAGTCATCTGTTCCGTAACCTTGTTTTAATTTTGACACAAATTCCTTAGCTACGTTCATGTAGTGTATCAAACTGAAAGAAATTATAGGGTTATTGCTTTCATTAAAGCTTGGACTTATTCTGTTTATAGTTTGCTTCTTTGGTAATATGTAATAACTCATGCTTGAGGTTACATTATTATATAAAATTTTGTTTAAGTGATTAGCAAAATATTATATTATTTCTTTTTAATTCATGTTTTTAAATTAGGAACGTCTGGATTTTTTTGTATGTCTTTTTCCTCTTGTCTTTTTTCTTTTATTTTTACGCTTCTTATTATGTTTCCTTCTTGTCTTTCCACCAAGTCCAACAAGTTTTTTGCAGATTCCAGTAATTTTATCACAACAAGTTTGCTTTGTTTCATCGCATTCTTCGTTATCGGTTGAACTAATAAGAGGACGACTATCGCCGGGGGTAGTGCGCTGCATCCTTCTTCTAAGTTCTGAATTTTCTGAATTATCTGAAGCAATTCCTTGTCCTTCCCTTTCCTTTTTAGCTTTTTCTCTCTCTTCTATTTTTATAAAAAAAAAGGGGTCTATTGCTAAAATTTCTCGTTTGGTAATTTCAGGGTCATGCACTTTTCCATTTTTCCAAACTCCGGTGGGTGTGCTAGCTAGTTTGTATTCAAAATACAAAGTCATTAGTTTTTGTTGTTCATCTGGTGTAAGTTTGCGTCTTCTTCCAAACATATCCATATTTATATATTAAAATAATATTTTTATTCTTCCAACTTCAAAGTTACCTTTTTCTTTGACGCAGCTTTTTTCTTAAGCGCAGGAGTTTCAGATTCTTTTATAATAGTTCCCTCTGTTTCATAAACTTCTTTTTCATTTTGCTGTTCTTCCAAAGCTTTTTCTTTTACCTCCTCCGCATTTTCCTTTGCTTGTTCCTTTGTCTCTGAATTAACTGCTAAAACAACCTTCTTTGCACGAGGTTTTCTGGCTTTCTTTTCTACTGCAGCAGGTTTCTCAACAACAATATTAACTTTTGGTTCTAGCTCTGGCTCTGGCTCTGGTTTTTCCTCTGGTTCATCAATTGCTTCTGACGCCGCTATAAGCATAATCTTTTTATTCAATGGTCTAGCCTTTTTGCGTTCCAATGTTTTCTCTGATTTTTTCGCAGGCTTCTTGACCGGTGTGGGAACAACTGATGCGCGAGAAACTTTGCGTTCTGTAACAGTGTCATCAATTAATTCCATCGCAACCTTTTCTGCGTTCACGTGGCTAATTTTCTTAAACGCAAAATATCTATTCAAGAATGATATCTTCTTTTCATTTGGAGACATTTCCAATGCGTCTCCGTATTCATTCTTTTTGAAAGGGCTTCGCTTCACTTCGTCTTGCAATAAATTATAAAGTTCACTAAACAAGCCAGAACCCTCTGGCAAACCAAGTGACTTAGCTTCATCGCGTGTAACTAACTTGAATCCATAATTCTCCATAATCCTCTCTAGGTAGTCAAAGTTGACCAAATACTCAGGGAACATCTTGTTGATAGTCTCTTGGAACACATTGATTTTGCATCCCAAACTGGTGACGTCGTCATCAAATGCTGCGTCTTCATATTCCTTTCTAATTTCCCAAATTTTCTTGGTTCCTTCGTATAACTCAATACTTTCTCCCATCTTCTTTTTCTTTAACAAGTTGAAGATGAGCTTACCATCGTAGCAAGTTCCAATGAAATAACCATTCAACTTTGTGCACTCGGCTACGTTTCGCATAAAATTCTGAAACGTTGTCTGGTTTTCAAACATATAGTGGACAGCAAATTGACATGATGATACATTAAATCCTTCTTCTCCCTTTCCAAATTGTCGCGCAACTCCTTTTCCAAGTTTCTCTGAATCATTTTGTCCATGGCCAAAAACTGCCTTGGTTATTTGCACAGCCTTATCATTCATCATTGCCAAACCATTGCGAATGTTTAGACTGCTGTTTCCGTTTACGAAGAGCGCATAAGGAACATGCTTGAATCTTTTGCGATAATTCAAAAACCTCGCACAAGCTCCATCCAATCTATTTTCCAAGTTGTCCTTTGAAATATCAATTCCAAATACAAACGATAATTTTGCTTCAATCCATTTTGAGAAATCTCCGCCTTTACCGCAAGCATAATCAATTAACGTGTCCGAACGCTTTGAAACACTTGTAATCAAAAGATTCTTAACAAACAAATTGTGAAAATCGCGCAATCCTCTTGTCTTGCTGCTTCCAGAATATTTATTATAATACACATCATCGTCGGCCAATTCGTTTGGAACGTTATTTCCAGTGCAAATCATTTCCTCTGTAATTGGATTATGAATAGAGTGCCAGTTACTATTTGCAACGCGATAGGCATTACCAAAGTTCTTCTCGCCATTTCTTAACTCCGCCGTTTTATCGTAACGAACACGCAAAGGAATCCACCTCCACCCGGCTTCATTATCAAGAACGTATCTAAATTCTACAATAGTGTTGTCTCCAAAGACTTCATTTTCCTCAGTATACATTTGTGGAACACCTGTTTCATCATTTTTCAACATGATGTTGCAAATACCCGCGTTAGGGTCATATGGGTCTGTTGGATAAAACTGCATTGGAAGATAATTATATTGTCTTTTTCCATTGTTATTTGGCTCAAATGTTGGAAGAACATCATTGATAACATCTTGGCAAGGATTAATATATCCATCCACGCCTTCATCAAAACCGCATCTCAGAACAATTGTTTTGTATTCATTTATTTGAGCTATAGCTGATGCTTGTATGCCATCTTGATAAATTGGTGTTACCTCATCTTGACCATTCTTTGCCTTTTTTGTAGTAACCAAGAAATCAACTGTGTTATAATAAGCGGGTTTCCACTTGAAAGAGTATTCCCAGGTGGCTTTTCCCAACTTGCCGACTTTTCCAACTTCATCGGCACCAACACCCATATTTGCAGGAGTAAAGATGAGCCCATCAGTGTTGTATTCAAACAAACCTTCTTTATCTCTTGACACAATAATATTACATGCATCAAATATATTTTGACCAGAATACAATGGATAGAATTGCTTAGATTCTATTCTGATTGGACAAATTGTTTCAGACTTTACCACTGATTTTGCGTCCAACAATTTAATAACATGTTTCAATAATGGAAGACGGAATTTTGACTTCAAATCCTCTTTGGTCTTTGGAATAAACCCAAGAGCTCTGACGTCCTTCTTGTTAACATAATAGATGTCAAACGCTGCATACAAGTTTATAAATTTACCCAATTTATTATGAGGAATGCTCTCTCCATCAATCAAAGTATTATACAACTCCTTTTGGTCGGTTTCCGCTCCAGTAAATAACACGTTCATATTAGTATTTATCAAGTAGACTTTCCCTTTTGCAGAGATGAACAACAAATGACGCTCTCCATCTGCTTTTTCAGTAACCGTGTAATCATTGCGAATATTTGGCACAATTGCATTATCGTTTAATGGAGCAATGTTTTGTATTTGAAGCGTTGTTGATGAAGGGCCGATAAAATTGCGAGGCTTTACATACTTATGCTTTTCGGCGTCGTATTCATCCGCGTGAATCAATTTCATGTATTCTTGGAGAATTTCGCGCTGCTCTGGGTAAGAAATTGGATAATTTGTTCCTTGCAATCCCATCAAGACAAATTTAATTGTCTTGCGAATTGCTGCAAGCAATGCATCTGGTGAATCTGTTAGTGTTCCAGGACCAATTTTTGTGTTATCAACCTCCAACTCTATCTCATAGACTTCAGGGTTTTGAAACACATTGGCTTCACTTGTGGTATACTCCAATACAGGGTTTCTATCAGAGAATCTTGAGCTTTTTACAATACTCATATCAACCTTAATAGGAAGTTCTGGATGCTGAAACGTAACACGGTTTAAATATCTAAAACTCTTTTTGGTTTTCTCCCAGTTGTCAATGATGCTTTGAATTACACCAGACGTTTGACGCATATTGTTCTCAATGCTATATGAAACTCTAAAGTTAAAGTCGTCAAAATTAACTGGGAACACTCGCTCGGCGTCTTTTCCAGTGCCCTTTGCATAAGCACCCTTGTTGTAAAATTTGGCAGAATAGATGGAAGATGACATTTTTTTAATATCATTGTGTTTGCAATAATCCTGGATTTCATGGAATCCAACAATCTCCGCTCTAATTGGAGATAGCTTGAACCTTCCTGAAGCAGGGTCCAAAAACTCGTTTTGAATGCGCAGCAAATAGTCTCCCTCCTCATAAGGTGAAGTAAATCCAAGAGATTTTAATTTGCGAATCACATTATCAAAATCAATTTTAGTGAGGGGTTTGATTCCTCTTGTGCCAAACTTTACTTCTAATTCATTGTTTTTCTGAACATCTTTTACGTATGGATTGTTTGCCCAGAACAACTTAACCAATTTATCTAATTGAACTTGCGGGGGTTCTCTTGATTGATTATGACTTCGTTCTTCTCTTTTTTTATATTGTGACGGTTCTAAATTTTCAGGTTCTTTTTTGAGAGATGACATAGTTATATATATTACAGGACATATTTTTATATTGTAAATCAATTTTTTAAATATTCATTATTAATAATTCGTACAAGTCCTTTTTTGTTTTATTTTTTAATGAATCTGCGCCTTCCGGTAAAATATCCAAAACTAATCGTTTTGACAATTCCACCAACTCTTCCAATTTATATGCGCTCATTGCCTTCAGAGGTTTTTCCACGCTTTCCCACTTGAACAGTGTATTGCGATATATCTCCAATTGTTCAGGATTCGGGTTCAATTCATAACAATAGTTAAAAGCCGATGAGTCCTTATTATTTATGCAGTGCACAACGTGCATAGGCATTTGGTCGTCGCACACAAGTTCAAAGCATTTTCTCTTATGGATATACATAATATTAATATTATTCGCAATACACAGAGCAATAAAGGTCTTCATTCCAATCGTCTGCTTATTCGCCAATTCATCCTCTACGTCTTCCCTGATATTTTTAATCTTCTTTGTTTTCAATTGTTGCTTATTGTTTCGCATATATTCAATGCATCTGAATTTTTCCTCTTTTTCATTGACAAAACTAGTCGTCCCTGGATACTCATACTTGGCAAATCCATTTTGAATAATAAAATAACACCAAAAAAGCTGGTCTTTTTCCTTTGGATAAAAGAATCTTTCTTGGACCTTCTTTTCTGGTTGTTGCTTTTGAACGGGCTTTGAAACTTTTTGCTCCACGCTGGCGTGCGATGAATGCTTTGCAATAAGTTTACTTGTTAACATATAATCCTGTAAATCATCTACTACATGATTATAATCATTTTTTTGTTCTTGATTTGTTGACGCTGAGCTATGCATATTTATTTTTTCCTGAATTATCTTTATTATCTTTCGCAAAGTATATATTCTTAAACTCCTCCTTTTGCTTTTCAAGAAAGTTCAGATTGACCTCTTGTGCAGTGACATAGTTAATATACGTCTTCAAATTATCAACCATTGCGCAAGGTAACTCGGTTAGATTAACAAACGTGCCATATTTGTTTTCATTCAATATAACTGTTTCATCCTTACTGAGAATGCGTAATATTTCTACTTGATTGAACTTTGGCATGGATTCAATCTTTTCTCTGATTGAATTCAATTCATTAGATTCGTATGATGGCGACGACGACTCTGCTAGCATTTGTTTTATAGCATTAAAAAAATATTTTTAAGCTTGTTTGAAGTATTTTAGTTAATTTTTATTTCTTGTTATTGTTTTTAATTGTTTATCATAAGTAGCAAATAAGTTTTCCGCCATTGTAACGCATCTCCCAAAAATCACCTTCTTCATAATGGTCGTTGATCCAACAGCGCCCTTTTAGAACATTGATAACAACAAATTTATTATTTGGAAGCTTGAACCAAGCGCAACCGGCCTTTAAATCTCCAATGGGGTCATAATTCAATTGCTTAATCTTTGGCCGCCGTCGCAACATTTCGTATCTAAAATCGTTTAGAGGAATGCGGTGAATGTGAATGAACTTTCCTCGGCGCCAACAAGCCTCACCTGTAAATTCTTTAATAACGTCAACAATGGACGCCGGCAAAACAATTCTTAAAACGTGTGTCATTTTGATTTTTTGTTCTGGTTCTGATTTCTTTTATAATCAGCCATTAAAAGATTTTCAATTTTTTTGTGAACGTCTTGTCTTCTTTGACTTCTTGGATTTATTACTATTTCGTCTTGATTTCCTTTGCTTTTTTCCACCACCTCCTGGATTAGAAACAGGAGGAATAACTCTTTCATATAAACACATTGTTGAAACCCAACCATCTTGATTAAAAACGTCTGATGCATTTGCATTATTTAAATCATCTATTATATAATCTGGCTTGCCATTTTGGTCGTATGCACCATAAACATAATGACCGCCGCTCCCGCCACCACTGTGAAAAATGCAACCTTTTCTTCTAAATGTTGCACCTCCTATGTTTACATCTGTAGTAATATCAACTTGGGTGTTATTTTTACCATAATTGGGCGTGCTTCTTTTAATATAAATTATTATATATTTTGTATCTGAGCCTGTTTGCAACTCAATCGTTATTTGTTTTTCTGTCATTCGTCCAGATACATTTTCTGCAATTTTATACTGACGCAATTCAATAAGTTTATTCACGTATTGTATATAATAAGCCCTCCATGGGTTGTTTTTGTTTAATTCAGCTAACGCTGCATCTCTTTCATTTATTAAAGTTTGATTCTGTGGTTCAAAAAGCAAACCAGTTGACGCTGCTTCATATTGTGACATAAATGTTCTAACTTCTACTGAAGGGTTTCCACTCGGTTTTACAATTGCATCCTTTTCTGCATTGATTCTATCAATAGTACGTTTTACTGAAGAGTCATCATCTAATACAGTACCGCAGGATTCAAGATAACTTTCTTTAACACCAATTTTCTCTTTTTCTGTATATATGTTTAATAAATTTTGAATATTAGTGCGTGTTTTATTATTATTTAACGGTAATGCTATAATTGATTCGTAAATTTTTTTTTTTAACGTTTTAGTAGTGCAAGTTATACCGCTATTTTCTATAGTTCCAATAATATCTGTAAAGTTGTCTTGAAAACACGAAAAATTTTCAAAAAATAGAGTAGTCAAAAATTCGCTAGAATCGCCTTGTTCATAATTTTGTTCACTCGGAGGTTCACCGTCTTTAAAAAATTTTTCTGGATATTTAGAAGCTAATTCAAAGTAAGCTGATTTTCCAGAGCTATCAAGAATTTTAATAACTTCTATTGGCTTACGAATACTACTATTATCAATTGCGCCAAAAATCGTCTTTAAAAGTTTAATATTGTCTTTATATTCACCAAATTGGGTGTTTATTTTTGTTTGATCTTTTGTCCCGTCTTGTTGAGTAAAATTTGGACAACCTCTTAAAGCATATTTTGCATTATTATCTGGTATTTGGTTCAAAGCGTTTATTTGATCATCTGTTGTGCTTCTCAAATACTGAGGAATTTCAGGAATTGCATATAACAATTGAAGACATGCGTCTAAATAGCACATTGTTATATTTTTATTTAACAGATTACTGTCTTTTCTATATGGTTTTCCTCCAGTGGCTGGAGGAGAACCTGAACTAGAACTAGAACCCGAACTGCTAGATCCAGACCCCCTACTTGAAGCTGCAGTTGTAGAAGAAAAAATAGGTTTTACTTTTAGAGGAAGTTCTTTAGCATTTAAAAAATTACCTAATTCATTTCCCGCTGGTTGAACGTCTTGAAAACCACCGGTTGTTGTATTATAATAATTTCTCGGGCAAGCATTAGAGCATGCATAACACCATGAATCTTTATTCTCTTCTCTAGTCAATGGTCTTTTCCAAGTTGTTTCATGAGTTTGTCTATTAAAATAATAGAATTCTCCATCAAGTGTTTCATATCTGGTCCAATTCCAGTGTTCGTCTGTGGAAAAATTTTTTGCTGGTGGTGGTGGAGTCCCAGCGGGCGTTGTTGGTGATGTAGTTCCTGAAATTGGTTGCAACTGTGACGAATTTTGTGGGATGGCTAAACTTGTTCCTGATGGTGGTGATGCCGAACCTGATGATGATGGTGGTGATGATGACATATTTGTTATTATATTATATATAGATTATATTAACTTTCTAAATTCAATATAATCTCACAATTATTTTTGGTTTAATCTTCTTCAATAACCAACTTGGGTTTTGATAGCTCCTTATTCATTCCCACGTTAGAATAATCCTTCTTGGGTTCAACCAACTCGGCAATAATGCTAACATACTTATCGTTCAACTCAAAACGTTGTCCAATAACCCTAGCAGTGAATTTGGTTCCCTCCTCAATGGTTGAGAAATACTGAACCATATAGTGGTGGTCCCTAGTAACAAACACGATAACTGGACTTGGCGTCTCATCCGAGCTTTCTGCGCGAATGCCTGCCTTTGTAATATTCTTCGCAACACATTGAATCAACATACCTTCCACAGGGCAACAAATCCTGCATTCAAATACAACTTCAAACCCAATATTTGTCCCTTTCACTAATCCGCTAGAGTATGTTATAATCTTACACGAACCTACCTTAATAAACCCTTCCACCACGCATTTCCCCTCAAAATTATCTATAATATACCGTTCAATAGTCTGCTGAACATTCTTACCAATATTTACTATGGGCAATGATATACTGCGAGTAATTAATGCTCTTGAGTATATATTGTTTTCAATTGATTGCTTCTTCTTGTATTTTGGTTTTTGAACAGCCTCCATGAGTGTATATAATATATAATTATCTTTTTATTTCCATTTCAATTTTATATTTAATAGATTGTTAGTTCCCAACAATTTATTACTCGTTTAACGTTGCAACACGTTTATTTGATGTTTGCTTATATTTTTAATTCCTTTTTAGATAACATTGCCGTCTCAAAATCAAAAAACCACAATTTGTTGTTCTTTTTAGTTTTATTATAATACCTAAACAACAATTCTTGTAATGAACACAACTCGGCTTGCACCATTCCTTTGGTTGTTCCTTGTGTATATTTATCAAACATCTCTTGACCAAGCAACTCTGTTAAAATTGCAATCTTTTTAGGTTTGCTCGCCTCATCGCATCTAGCGCCGGTGTTTCTTTTTGCTTCCATATCTTTTACTTTGAAGACCAAATATCTGTTCTTCTGGTCTTGACCAATAAAACCAATTAAATTATTCAATTCAAATTTCATGTAATCCATTTTTGTAACCGTTTCCATGGCAATTTCTCTCTCATCCTCCGGTTCGGCCTGGTGCCATTTCTTATCTTTCAGTATCATAACGTGAATCTTGTCTCCGGAGAACAATATCATACTGGTTAAGCGAGCTGTTTTAATAAGTTTTTTATCAAGATACCTCTTTACATAATAGTCAAATGTGTTCTCTTCAAACGTGTCAACAGAATATATATATTTTATCAAATGCAATTTATCATTATAGTCAAGCATGTCAACTATGTGTTCAACCAAAAATTCAAGAACATCCGGTGATGACATAATTCCATTTTTAATAAGTTTTCTCATAGTAACGCCACAATGTTTATACCAGTCGTCATCTCCTCTTGGAACAACTTCGGTTGTTCTAGCAAATGACATAGTCAAGTCAAAATTCTTCTTCATTTCGGTTACTACTAGGGGTTCTTTTTCTACAGGTCTCTGGGTTTCTTCTCTTGCTTTTGGTTCCGCTGTTTCGCGGGGTTTACGCTCTGGAACCAAAGGCGACGCCAACGATTCTTTATTGTCTTTAAATAGGTTTGATTTTATATCAAATTTTACCATGCTATGTTTAAAGTCTAGAGGAACAGAGCGTTCGTATATAGTTGCATGTGGATTATTGAGCTCACTAGGTTGAAATAAATAGTAATCTCCAATATTAATTAAATGTCCAGTTCTTCCGTATTTATCCATTATTGGTTCATTTGCATCTTCTATCAGTTGTGTTAATGCGGCGTATATCTGAACCATTGGATATGGTTTTGGCGTATTTATCTTTTGCACTAAATCGCTCTTTTTAAAAAAGAATTTACCATCCACTTTATCACTAAATAGCTTTCTAATCTTTTGAAGTATCTTTTCTGAATTCATCATAATAAATGCTTCATTATACGAGTCCACTCTTGTTTTTGATGGGTCATCAAAATCCACTTCTTTATCTGGTTGGCATTTGTATTCGCAATCCGCCATATAATCGCACGCCGCAGAATAAGGAATGTCGCCAACTTTAAAATCGTCAATAACCATTCCGTTAGACAAAATCTGTTTAACCTTTTTACTAGTCTCCCTTTCAATGTTTTCCTGAGTAAAATTGGTTTGGTCGTGGTTTATTAAACAATCAACCGACGTTTCTTTTAATAATCTGCTAACTCTTCCCATTTGAATTGCTTTATATTCCGCAACTCTATATACATATAAATCAGCCGCTTCCTCTACGTTGTCTTCCAATATAGTTCCATATATGAATATCAAAACGTTTCTCTCTTCAAAGTCTAAATCTTTATGACTGAAATTGCGGACACCTCTACCAACAATCTGTTCAATTCTATTCATGTTATACCACGGGTCAATGATATGAACTTGTCTCAAAAACTTGAAATCAACGCCTTCTGACCCAGCTTGAGAGATAAGAACTACTTTAATTTTTTCTCCTCGCTTGTTATCATCATTTGTAATGGCCTTAATCTCAAAATCATTGTTTGGTGATAATCTAGCGTCTCCTGTTATCATAATATATCTGGCTGGCATAAAGCTGTCTTTCTTATTTTTGCGAGGTTGTAAGGTTCTGGAATCTACCAATTCTGTTGGAGGTGTTTTGAATAATGATTTGACTCCATCACCATATCTAGAAAAGCCCATTTCTTCTAATGCAAGCGCAACAGGAATTAAACCACCATCAATGTATTGAGAATAAATTAATATAATTCCTTCAGCAACCTGCCCGTCATCTGACAAAATACTCTTGCAAATAGAATTAATTTTAGAGCTGTAATTGCCAATTTTATTTGGAGCAAAAATTCTCTCATCTTTATCAAGTAACCACTTTTTATATTCAAAAGACCCCTTTTCTGGTGGGTTTTTACTATCAATAAATTCCATGGTTCTCTCTAAGCCGCGCTTTCCAGTCAAATCATTTGAGTTGATAAAAACCTCGCGCTCAGACTCGGTTGAATCTCCACCTCTATATGAAGTTACCGATTTTCTACTAGATGGTTTCCTGGTTAATTTAATAACTTGTTCAAGCTCTGGTTGTTCTTCTTTCTCAGGCTCCAATGCAGATTCAAGTTGTTTTACTCCAGTATACTCTTTTAATTTTGGCGCAGCAGCTGGTTTTGCAGATGTTGTGGGTTTTTTGGATAACTTTTTCTCTCTTGGTTCCTCTTCTTCAACATCAGAATCTTCTTCCAAACTGGACAAGGTTTCAATCGGTTCAACGTTTTCAACAACACGTTCAAGGCCTTCCATTGGGTAAACAATATTCAAAGCCTCCAATGGAATCTGTAATAAAGTATATCCAAATGACTCCATATTTTCAAAACTAGGCATTTCTCTCACGACCCCTGTTTTTGTGGTTGTGCTGATTTTCCTTTTTCTAAGACTGTCAATAGCAAATTTATATCCCATGGCTTGGTATTTGCCAATTTCTGTGAGATAAATAGTTGGCTTTAAAATCTGAATCACATCAGTGTCCTCTATTCTCTTTCCATTCATCTGAAATTTTGGATATTTTACATCTTCCAATGTTGTCTTGGGAGAGAAAACAGATGGGTAAACTCTAAAAGGAAACGTATAAGGATTCTCTCCCCTTACAAAAGAAACATAACCATTTGCCTTTCTTGAAAGCAGTTCTTTACCTTCCTCTTCTCCGTTGGGACCCTTTTTAAAATTACCGTCCTTATCAAATACGTCTTTAATTTCAATGGTTGCGCGCCTATCATTCAAGTTCATCAAATTCAAAAGCCAAACAATTTCCTTATAACTGTTATACATTGGCGTGGCGGATAATAATAGCAAACGCATGTTAGAAGCCGATTTAACCAAATCTTCCAATTGAATCGCTACTTTCTTATTCTTGTTTTCCTCGGCAATGCGAATATTATGAATCTCGTCTATTACAATTAAACGATTGTCAAACTCATACTTTAAATTGCGCGTCATTTTAATGCGTTTATCTTGTTCATCTCTGAAAGAACCTTTTACTTCTTTAACTTTTTCAATATAATTGGCAAACTCAATATAACCTAAAAACAAATAAGAAGTATTTATAATTGCTTTAATTTGGCTAACAACTTTTTCTTTTGTTAAACCCTTCATATTCATTGGATTGATTTCCTTTATAAACTTATTTCCTGTTGCGCCTTTTAAATTCCAAAGTCCATCAACTAATTTTAATTTTCTCTCGTCAAACAGCTGCACACGGAAGTTATCTTGAACGTTTGGTGACGCTACAATAATTGTGCGTTTTGCAATACCCATCTGTTTTAAATAATCACGCTGCTCCTCGCACACGCCAATAGATGTTGCTGTTTTACCGCTACCTAATCCATGATACAGCAAAAGACTGTTATAAGGAGTCTGAAATGAGAGAAAATTTCTAACAAACGCTTGTTGCGGCGCCAATTCAAATTCAGCATTTGCTAAAAGCTCAGCTTGTTGCTTAATATCATAAATTTTGCCGTCATAGCGATTGTCATTAAACTCTTTCTTCTCTGCTATTTTAACGATAAAATTGGGGTCATTCAAACTAGGATATAAATAATCGTCTTCTTCAGGATGCTGACCTAATTCATTTCTCTCTACTAACTCCTTTTTTAAAAGGAATTTGTTGCAGGTCTTATCGTATTCATTCCCAGGCGCGGCGCATTTGTTTTTTTCATATTCATCTTTTAGACTCTCTTCTGTAGTCAACTCTTGTTCGGCAACCTCATCAGCAAATTTAAGTTTTTTAACTTGTTTTTGTTTAGGTTTTTCTGTATTTTTTGTTCTTCGTGTTTGCATATTATATATTATGAATATAATCTATATTCTTGTAATACTTTATTAATATTAATTATAATTTGTTTCTTTTCTAAATTATAAGGTCTAATTGACTCTAAACACTCACCAATCGTTTTCCATTCTAGCTTACTCACCTCGGTCTTCTGAAAATTTTGCAAAGTGTCAACAGTATCATTCATATATGCCAAATAATACTTGTGTTTATACGATTTATGGTTTGAACCAATAAATATCTCCTCAAATGGCAGGAGATTTTCAATAATAGTAACATCTTTGCTTGAATAACCCGTTTCCTCTTCAAACTCTCTTAATGCGCATTCTAAATCCTTTTCCTGGAAGTTACGACGTCCTTTTGGAAACTCCCATTCAGTCTCATCCCATCGCGTTTTACTATTGTCTATTATATCATCAAGTGTAATCTTTTCCAAGTTCACCTGAATACCGTTTTTAATTACGTCAAACTTCTTAGAAGCGGCAACTTCTTCGCCTCTATATTGCATTCCATTGCTGTCGCCCCACATTGTCTTCCACAGACTGTCAAATGACTCTGTCCTCAAACGTTCTTTTTCGCAGATAGACATTTCGTCAACACTTTTTTGAATCTGCTCCACATTATAAGACGAATATTTTCCTCTAATTAAATCAATGTAACCAAAACTATCTTTGCGACGTATCATTAAATATTGAACTCCTTTATCACTTGATCTAAAAACAATAATTCCATAACTTGTAATAGGTAATTTGCATTGGTGAAATAAATGCCCATGTTTTCCACAGTTGTTGCATATGTTTGTTTTATTCATTCAATCTATGACTTATTATATATAGGCATTTATGTTTAAACATTTATCTTTTAATATTAATTTATTCAAATGGGATTAGATCCAAAAGTATGGGGACCTCACTATTGGTTTTTTTTACATACAGTAGCAATGTGTTATCCACATAGACCAAACACTATTACAAAGAAGAAATATTACGAGTTTGTTCATAACATACCAATGTTTATTCCGGTTGAAACCATTGCAACATATTTTAGTCAACTGTTAGACCAGTATCCTGTGTCACCTTATTTAGATTCACGTGACGCTTTTATACGTTGGATGCATTTTATACACAACAAAATAAATCAACGCCTTGAAAAACCAAACATTTCTCTCAGTAAATTTTACGAACATTATTACGAGCAATATAAACCCAATGATTTGAAAATGAGAGAATACTACAAAATGCGCAGCAAAATTATTTATTTTGTTATTATTGCTTTATTTATAGGAGCTATTTTTTATTTATACAATGAATAATTTAGTTTAGACTTTGTTACAAATAATAATCTATGCTTATTTTAACAACAATAATATGAAAAATATAAAAGGAGGAAAAGCAATCGCGTCAGGCGGATTTGGGTGCGTTTTTAAACCCGCCATTAAATGTAAAACAAGAAAAAACAAAGAAGCAGGTATAACCAAACTAATGAAAACAAAATATGCAAAGGCTGAATATAAAGAAATACAAGAATTCAAGGGTCTATTGGATGATATTCCAAACTATAGCGATTATTTTTTACTAGATGGATTTTCTTTATGTGAACCGGAAGAGCTAACAAAAGATGACCTTGATAAGTTTGACAAGAAGTGCAAATCCCTTAAAAAAATAGATATAACTGCATCAAATGTAAACCAATCATTGAATAAACTATTGTCTCTCAACATGCCTTATGGAGGAATTGACGTTGGTGATTACATTGAACTGGAGAAAATGGATTATAAAAAAATTCACAAGATGAATGTCTCATTGATAGAGCTTTTGAAAAATGGAATTGAGCCAATGAATCAACGAGAGATATTTCATTGTGACATAAAAGATTCCAATATTTTGGTAAAAGATGAAGGCCACACGCAAGTCAAGACAAGATTAATAGATTGGGGCTTATCAACCACTTATAAATCTGGTGGAAATATTCCAAAGCCTTTAACAAATAGACCGTTTCAATTTAACGTTCCCTTTTCGGTTGTCTTATTCAACGACATGTTTACAAAGATGTATACAGAGTTTTTAAAGAAACATAAGGAACCGAGTTTCTTTATTATTCGTTCTTTTGTTATTAATTATGTAATATCATGGGTAAACAAACGTGGTCCAGGACATTTAAAAGCTCTTAATAGCATTTTTAAAGAGTTGTTTGAGCGCGGATTAATTAATATTGAAGAACAATTTAAAGAAGATTTGATAGAATTTGATTACACGTTTTATTTTATATTTGAATATATCTCTTATGTGCTCTTTAAATTTACTCATGATGGAAAGTTTGATAAGATGGAGTATTTTAGTAAAGTTTTTTTAAAGAATTTGGACATATGGGGGTTTGTTATGACTTATTTGCCTATTTTAGAATACTTGAGCGGATATTATGATAAATTATGCGAATGTGAATTAGAAATTATTGAAAAAATAAAGGAGATGATTTTATATATTATTGAGTGTAGTTATGTGCCAATTGACGTTGATAAAATTGTAGCAAAGTTAGAAGATTTGAATGCATTGTTTTTAAAAGCTGATAAAAAGTCTACTGTTCATTTTAAGGAAAAAAGACCAACCTCTAGTTTAACAATTTCAAAACCAAAAAAATCTACAACAAAATCTACAACAAAGTCTACAACAAAAACTAGCAAACGAAGTTCTAGTTCCAAGAAAAATAGCACCATGAAAAAAACTACTAGCCACCAAAAATAACTTGTTAATTCGTCGTGCAATATATAATAATCTTATAATATATTAACAATGAAATTAGAATTACTCATATTTGGTATAACTGCATTTTTGGCTTACAATACTTATTATGATGGAAAATATACAAAAATGATAATGAAAAATAAAAAATACTTTCAAATAGCTTTTTTTGTATTTTTAGGTATCATATTTTATCTAATGGTTAAACGCAATCCAGCAAGATGTAAAAACATTCTTCTTCATGCAAATAACGTCGTAAAATATATGCCAATTGACAAATCATCAATGGACATGCTTAGTCCATTAATAGACTTTACCTCAACATCTAGCAACTCAAGTTTTATGAGTGATTTAAACACTGACAACAATACTGGTTCAATAAATGCAGAGAAACGCATCTTGCAATCTGGTGGAAAAAGCACAAAACGTTCAGTAAGTGAAACAAAAAAGAAATACGTAGCATCTAATCAAGGTTGGAAGTGTGGAGATTGTAAACAACAATTAAATGCATGGTTTGAAGTAGACCATATTAAACGTCTAGAATATGGTGGAACCAACGAAGTAGGTAACTTGGTCGCCTTGTGTAGGGACTGCCACGGTAAAAAAACTGCCATGGAAAATATGTAAATCAACCTTTAAGCGAAGCAAATAAAGAAAGAAAAAATATAATGTAATTATATTATTATATTATATTATGAGTATCCCAAAAGCTACAGCAATTCCTATAATAAATAATGCGACTCCAATAGACTCTATAAAGAACTTTGATTATACAAAATTAAAAACGCCTCTCATATATGGAACGTTTTTTGCTGTTATGTTAATACTTATGGGCATTACTATTGATTTAATATATTCAAAAAATACAAGTTTGCCTGGAGCGCCACCATTAACAAAAGAGCAAAATAATACCGCCATAACAATAATTGCATTTATGTCCGCAATAGTGTTAATTATTTTTTTAACAATACCACATTATAAAGACTTCTTGATTTTTTTAGGAAAATTAAAGTTCGTTTTACTTCTTGCGGGATATATTATTGGTCTTATTATATTATATCAAACAGTTCCTAAAGGTATTACAAATGCATACGCATTTCTATTTTTCCCAATAACCATGTTAATTGGCATTTATCTATTTTATTTAGCAATGGAAAAAGGAACGTTATATGGTTTAGATTTGAGTTATGAGCGAATTAAATACGCACTAGTTTACTTTTGCTTACTTGTATTTATTCTATTATTCTACACAGTAGATCCGGGAGGTTATTTAAAAACATATTTTGGTCCTTCTCTCATTGTTACAATCTTATTAGCCATTTTTGGGTTTCTCTATTTGCTAACATTAATGACATTACCATCTATTAAACAAGGCACAGCAGCAAACCCATCTCCTGGAGGATTTTTCAAAGGTTTAACCAAAATGAGTCTTTTTAGTGGAATAGCACTTCTTATTTTTTTAATAGTCGTTGTTTCTGGAATTCTTGCTTTTCCTGGAGGATTCACAAATGGAACAGGTCTTGCTGGAAGTGACAAAACAAACAAAGTTTCTCTCATTGTAATATTACTTATAGTCATTTTCATTGCATGGATCCTCTTTTTTGGAATTCAATCCTTCTCAAAAATATCTTTCCGCGACAGCGATGGAGACATTAATATGAGCTTATCAAATATCACAAATATTTCACGCCAAGTGTTCATGCTTTTATTTGGTCTTATTTTTTCAGGTTTACTTATTGGATGGCTTGTTATGGGCGTTGAAGGCCTTTCAAGCAAATCTGGTATTATTTCTTTTATTCTAAACGCGTTAATTGTGGTTGCAATTTTGGGGTTAGTTTTTAAGCTCATCACTGGCGGAACCTATTATAAGAAAAGTCCATTCTTTAGACTAATAGTCAACACACTTTTATACATTCCTTGCATTTTAGTTGGTTTGCTTGACACTATTATGAGCTTTTTGGGAATAGGAGCAAGCGCTGGAGCCAACGCAGGAAAGACCGGATTAAGTGGATTGTGGGCTGGTTTATCATCAACAATAGAATCTGCTAAAAACACTCCAGCGTCATATTACGGTCTGCTTGTTTTCATAATTTTATTATATGTAATTTATTTTTTCCTTGGACAACAGATAAAGACAAACGTCGCAAAACAAGGCGGAACCATCTTGGTGAATAATCCTGTATACACGAATTCAGAGAACACAATTGGCACATACGACAATTTAAATGGAACAGATTCCAATGAAAATCTATACGACTATAATTATGCTATATCATTTTGGGTTTATATAGATGCAGTTAGTCCAAATGTAAGTTCATCATTAGATAAATATACTTCATTGTTAAACTATGGCGATAAACCAAATGTTCTTTACAATGCGAGCGAGAATACTCTTATGATTACAATGTTGAACACAGGTGAACCTGCGGTTGGTAGCGTTAGTCGTCTTAAAAATCCTCAAGAGCTAGACGCCGCAGGTAACATAATTATTTATAAATTGGAAAAAGTATTACTGCAAAAATGGAACAATATTATTATTAACTATAATGGAGGAACAATAGACATTTTTTACAACGGCAAGTTAGTAAAATCTGTGAATGAAGCCGTTCCGCAAATGTCCAAAGACACACTCACTATTGGTGCAAACAAAGGCATAAATGGCGGAATATGTAATGTAACTTATTTTAACTCAAATATTAATGCATCTCAAATATACTATCTATATAACACAGTAAAAGACAAAAATCCTCCTGTTGCAAATCCTGCTAAAGAATCAATTGTTAAAGACGTCTTGGCAGGTGGAGGCATAAAGACAAATCCACCTGTTGTTACAATCCCAATTACCATTGATGTAAAATCGGAACCACCAAGCGACGAAGCAAATCCCAATCCACCTGTAAAAGGAGACCCAAACAATCCTTATATGAATTACTTGTCATTTAAATGGTTTGCCACCGCAAACAACGACGATTATAATGGATTATAAATCGTGACATTAAAACATTTATTACAGCCGCAATAAATGTTTTTACGCATTTTAAGAAAAATTCTATTAGTATATTATATATCAATGGAGATTAAGAATATCCTTCTCGTAGTCATAATTATTGTTTTGTTATACATTGTTGTTCGCTATGTATTTTCAGATGTCAATACTCTTACAAGCCTTAACTCTGGAACATCTATGCAAAAAATTGCTGCTGGTAGTTTAGCAACAGGAACCGTTGCAAATTCTAGCAATTTTACTTATTCTATCTGGTTTTACATTAATGATTGGAACTATAAATATAGTGATGCAAAAATCTTGTATGGTCGCGTTGGAACTGTGACAGACAGCCAAAATATTACAATTGAAAGTATTAAGAACAGTCAACCATGTCCCGCGGCTATTTTAGGCGCAATTGAGAATAACTTGTCCATTCTATTAACGTGCTTCCCTGGAACAACTCCAACAACAAGTGACGATTCAACCACGTCGGATGGTTACATTGTTCACACTTGCAACATTAGCAATGTTCCTATTCAAAAATGGGTTAATTTGCTTGTCAGCGTATATGGAAGAACCCTTGATGTATATCTTGATGGCAAATTAGTAAAAACCTGCGTATTACCGGGTGTTGCTAAAATTAACTCAAATGCGGATGTTTACGTAACACCCGCTGGTGGCTTTTCTGGTTGGACCGCCAAATTCCAATATTACCCCAACTCAACAGACCCTCAAACCGCCTGGAATATTTACCAAAAAGGATACGGTGCAAGCTGGTTGTCTAATATTTTTGGAAAATACCAAGTTAAGGTGGCTTTTACTGACAATGGAACTGAAACCGGTAGTTTTACAATTTAATTGTGTTTTTCTTATATATAATATATATATATGGACAGTGGTAGTTTTACGACACAAAGTACTGGTAGAGGAAGTGGAATAAAAGATTTTATGAATTCAAGCAGTTTAGTCGCCAGAATTTCATTTCTATTATTAGTTATTTTAGTATTCGTTGTTGTTCTTCAATTTTCAATATCAATTCTAGCGTGGTTTTTTGGCCCCAACAGTTCTCCTAGAATAATAAATGGCATGGTTGACGCAAGACAAACAATAATTGTTCCACAAGACCCATCTGCGTCTAATGCCAAACCAATTAATCGTTCTGTAAATGGACCGGCTGGAATTGAGTTTACTTGGTCTGTTTGGACGTTTATTGATGATACACCATCCTCTAAATATCGTCACGTTTTTAGCAAGGGTAACGCAAATATTGTTCCCGACACAGGATTAAATTTCCCAAATAATGCGCCTGGTTTATATATTTTGCCCAATACAAATGCATTCAAAGTTATTATGAACACTTACAATGACATCAATGAGGAAGTTATAATCAGGGACATTCCTTTAAACAAGTGGATTAATGTTATAATTAGATGCAAGAACACAACATTAGACGTTTACATTAATGGAACTATCACAAAAAGCATGGAATTAAGCGGAGTTCCTAAGCAAAATTATGGAGACGTTAATATTGCATTAAATGGAGGTTTCTCTGGATACATTTCTAATTTGTGGTATTATGATTACGCTCTTGGAACTGCGGCCATCTATAACTTGGTTAAGAATGGACCTAATACCAAAATGGTTGGTTCATCTGCAATAAATATGAAAAATCCCAACTATTTGTCAGTCAGATGGTTCTTTACCGGAGCGGGAGACCAATTTAATCCTATTGGAACAACCCCTTCGCATTAAGTATTTTGCTTTGCATGTGAATTAATATTTATTTTATTTTATATGATTGTATATAAAATAACAATGTCTTGCCTTGGACCAAATTATAATCCTATGCCACCAAGAGAATGGGGGAGATATGAAAATCCATGCGCCTATATGGCGGAAAATCCAATGGACGTTAAAACTGAATTAGTTTATAAATATGACGTCCTTAAGAAGGGTAATATTCTTCAATACAAAAAAAATAGCTCAAATATAAATAAACAACAACGTTATGCACAGATAGCTCGCGGATTATGGACCAATCGCACAACAACTTGGGCCACTCAAACGCAAAGCTATACAAATCCCAATACAAATAGTTTGAGACGTTCCAATTTTCAGAATTTTAATACTTTAACGCTTGCGCCAACTTCTGCACCAATTACTTGTCCTGCGCCAGTTATTCCTACTAATTATGCGTTGCCTCCTGTAAATGGAAATTCTGGTTCAGGTTCAAATCCGGTTTTACCCCCATCGCCTAGCCATGGTTCCCAAACAAATCCAGTGCTTCCTCCTATTATTCCTGTTGCAGAACCAGAACCTGTTATTATCCCAGACGGTGGAACTCTTATTTGCAATATTAGCGAAAATATTTGCACTGGGCAAATTTATGATATTACTTCAAATCAATTTTGCTATCCAACAACAGATTCCGATGTTCCTGGTCCTATCATTGGACTATGTTATAATGATGGATTGCCAACGTATTATCCAAGAACAAGACGCGTTTATTCTGCTGGCGGAAATAAATGGCCCCAAGGTGAAAAATTTTTATTTTCAGCGAATTCAATTGTTCCCACGAATAATGTAGCAAAATCGTTTTTATTCTCCGTTTTATAAGTTTCTGTTGAAGAATTTATTTCGTTTGCAAATGAACCCGCGCCAACTTATACAAGTTATTGAAAAAAATTGATTATAACTATTTCTTTGATAATGTATTTATAATCAATTGACATGTCATCTATCTTCAAGACTACCAAATATATTAATTTTCACAATAAATCTGAGTTGCCTATTATGATTGACTCATGGGTAGACGGTTCTAATTCATTGCGTTGTTTGCGCGTTGGTCCGGGGGAATCCATTATACTTCACAGCAGCGTGGGCGAATGGCACGTTAATTCTATGCTTGCCGATGAAAAAGATTACAAACTTTGGAGAGAAGGGGGATTGGAACGGTATATTAATCTTGGAAAGTTTCGTTCAGACCCTTGTGCTAGCGGCAATTATTCTTGGATGGATTGGGAGGACATATTTGACTGTATTTACAGTGAATGCGAACCCACGATGGACTCTAGAAGCAAAGAACCTATTATCGGTCTAGTAACATTTGTTTTTAAGGGTCTTCCTACGCCCTCAAGTTAGGATTCACGCAAATGTCTTGGCTAGGGAAAATGTCACCAGACATGCATTTATCATTTTCGCCGACTTGAATACAACTTCTGAATCCACGGTCTTCTCCAATATAACACCATCCAGATTTGCCTGCTGATTTACTAGCTTGGATGGAACTTGACGCTTCGTCAGCTGTAAAGGAACTGGGTTCTTGAGGCGTTTTTTGTGGGGGAGTTGAATTCAACGCTGCGTTTAATTGATTGTTTTGCGTCGCATCTTCTTGTTGGACGTTTGCACTTGTTTTTTGACTTCCAACAAGAGAAGATGATGCGGTAGCGCCAGTTACAGCACTAGCAGTTTGTTGAGTAACATCAACCGCACTTGTTACAGTTCCTGCGGCTAAATCTACAGCCGCTTTGGTTCCAGTTGCAGCAGTATTGGTGACTGTTTTAGTGACGTCAGCAGCGGTATTTCCAAATAATCCTGCAAAATATTTAATGTAAGGGCCAAAAGTATCTGAAAAAATCTTTGTTCCATATGCTAAATAAACAAAAATGTTAACTCCTAAAATGGCGAGGACTAGAACTATTATTATCCACGTTGTTAATGACAACCCTAAAAAACCTGCACCCGACGTTGTTCCATAACTTGGTGTTATTGGCGTTGTTGCTGGCGTTAATGGAGGCAAAGATACTGGTGCTGAATATGTATTTGGAGCACTATTCATTATAATAAAAAACTATATATTAAATTTTTATTATAAATGCTTTATTTAAAAGTCAATAAATATAAAAATTGGTTCACATTAGCCAGCATCTCGTCGCGAATATTATACAAATCACTATTTGACATTGTTTTTAATGCAGCACAATTGTCTAGTCCCACTAAATAACTCTTGAAATTTTCCATTTCTCTCTTAAACTCCCCAACTGACTTGTAATCTTTGAGAGAAAGTTGTTTTTTATTCGTAAAATTTACTCTGTCGCCGCGCTTTCCAAGCAATACTTCAACAAATGAATCCACATTATCGTGCAACTTATCATTTAAATTGTCTGTTGCCTTGTGTGTGGCATAATTGTAAGTTTTCCAGTGATATAACTTGATTGCTATTAAAATCTCTAAAAACTTGACAACAACTTCCTGTTCAAATTTTTGCAAACTTCCACTGCGATTTTTACGCGTTCCCTTCTTTGAATGCATTCTTCTTGTTTTTGCCATTATGTAATATATATATTTTAAAAATATAATAATATTATAATTATTAGATTACAAAAAAAATTGAAACTATATTATTGAATTGCGTTAATTTCAAAACTTATCCAATTGCGCAAGAAATGAGCACTACGACGGACAATTCCAAAATCAATAAAATGACACAAGAGCAAGAGCTTCGGCTTCTCAGCGAAAACCAATATGACAAAATGAATAATCCAGACAAAATGTGCTTGAATAATGAAGACGTAAATTTTATCAAAGAGGCTCTATTCATCATAAATAAAACCAACACGACCTGGTTTACTGAATGGTTTGGAAAATACAAAATCCCTTCAATTCAAGAATTAAAAAAAATTATAGCTTACAGAGCAAGGGTTAACATTACCGGTGAAACTTGGGGGTTTCAAGACCAGCAAACATATGGTTATCCGCGTCGCCCCAATTTGAGTGTCGCAGTTCCAAATGCAGTTTTTACTATTGCATATTCAAAGAAAAATTATGACTACGACCACTATGACGATCCTCTTACGTTTTTCCAGAACAGGGTGAGAAGATACTAAAAATTTATAAACGAGGCACAAATGTTTCTCCAAAATTATTCATCTTTTCTAGCTTAGCAATCGTTTTATCTAAATTACTCGTGTTCACATTTGCAAACAAATAATCTGTTTGAGGCGATTTCTCATTCTTTTTTATTTGCTTGTATATGTTATCAATCTTACCAGTCACTATCGTAACTTGGTCTTTATTTTTAAGTAAATCTTCTTCTAAATTAACTGGCTCAGTTAAAAGCGCCACTGCATAATACAATATATATCTTCTTTTTCTATTACAGGTATTAGAATACTTTAACGTAAACAAGTTGAGAAGACTATTCATAATCTTTTGAATCAATTTGTGATGTTTTTCAGACTCTTGCATGAGCGCATCCCAAATTAACCATACAACGTCTTGTTGATCTTTATTGTTCACAGGAATTTTTGCTCTTCTCTCGCACTTACACGGTTCCTTCTTATTTTTACATATAGATTCAAACTCTGAAATCCATTCAATCCAGTAGCATGCGTTTATACAATTCTTTCCATCTTTTGAAATATTATATGTAAATTCATTAACAGCTATATATAGCTCTTTTGGGTCATCGGGCAAAATTATACTTTGCGCATACTGAGCATTTGGTGCTTTTAATTTATCCGTCATGTGCGTCATATCAAAGTCTTCTTTTTTTATTTTTACTTCATCAAAACTATGCTTTCGTTTTGCATTGCATAGGATGCAAATTATTTCACCAAACAACTTTCTAATCTTATCACTATTTCTCATTTTAATTTCATGTCCATTATATCCGGTAGTAATAATCTCCTTAAATGCCTGTATTCTTAAATCAAGATATATGGCAAGTTTAGGATTTCCTAAATGAATATGTTTGCTATAAAAATACAGAATTATTTCCCATAAATCACTGTAATGACCAGAACATATAAATTCTGCGCTCCAATAACACGCTGGTTCTATTTTTGATTTTGATAAATTATTTAGTAACTCTTTTTTTACGTCGGTTTTTTTGAATTCAGAAAATGTTATGCCTTTAAAATCTTTTTGTTCTCTTACATCATTTATTTCTATTTCGGACATTTTGTTTATAATTTATATTAAAACAAAAAAAATCACAACAATACATATAGAAGGAAATGTCAACCAATATTCTTAAATATATTACTAAACCATTGCAATCAATTTCCATCATGTATAAAAAAACATCTACATGGGGAAAGGTCTTGTTTATTGTAATACTGCTATTAATTGTTGTTGGAATTTTTAGATCAAGCAAATCAGGAAAGGAAGGATTTGAACAGACCGATAAGTTTATGTTTAAAACAGACGGCGATGTTTATGATGACTTTTACAGTGACATTTATGACCAACTAGTTTTCAGCAATGTTAAAGACAATTATGAAATTGGTCAAATTGTAAACTCAACAAAACCCACTCAAGAAAGCATTATTTTAGACGTTGGCTCTGGAACTGGTCATCACGTTGGGCTATTGAATAAAAAAGGATTCAACGCAATTGGTTTAGACAACTCACATTCTATGATTGAAAAAGCAAAGGAAAATTATCCTGAATACGATTTTGTTGAAGGCGACGTTTTAAATGCCATGCAATTCCAACCCCAAAGTTTTACTCACATTTTATGTCTTTACTTCACATTGTATTACATCAAAGATAAGATGCAGTTTTTCAATAATTGCATGAATTGGTTGATGCCTGGCGGAAGTTTGGTTGTTCACATCGTTGATAGAAAGATGTTTGACCCCATTTTACCTCCAGCAAACCCACTTTTGATGTTGACTCCTCAAAGATATGCTAAGGAACGCATCACCAGCAGCAATGTTAATTTTGACGACTTTAAATACAGTGCCAATTTTGAATTGGATGATAACAAAAACACCGCCAAGTTTATTGAAAAATTCAAGAACAAGGAAACTGGTAAAATCTTCAGAAAACAAGAGCATAAGATGTATATGGAATCTGAAGCAGATATTTTAGATATGGTAAAGAAAGCTGGTTTTATCATTCAAGGAAAAGTAGATTTAATTAAAGTTGGTTATGAATACCAATACTTGTTTATCTTTCAAAAGCCTGCGTAACCACTAGCAACTTTTACTCGCAATAAATAATATGTATCAATATATTCTATACATATTATTAGTCGTCATTTTTATTATCCTATGTTTTGCAGCATACGTCAAAATGAAATACAGGTTTTGGACTTTGCAACCAGTTTTTCACTTTTATGATTTCCACTATTATTTATTTCCTCCAGGAATTATTGACCATGAATTACCAGAAAAAAATAAGTATTGCAATTTTACCAATATTGAAACTATAAAGTATGACACCATTGGCGAGTTAACAATGAACAAATTCGTCCGTTTCATAAAAGCCAATTACTTGCAGAACGCTGGAAACTGCTACGAACCAAAGAAAAATAATATTATGCCATATTTTGAACGGCATAATGCGCCCAGTTTTTTCTCTCTTTACTACGAAGATGAACTTATGGTCAGCTTAAAAAAAGGCACTACCACCCCAACAAAAAAACTAGTTGGCGTTATGACGACGCGACCTCTTACAGTTGTTATAAATAACACAAAGTCTAAAGACAAATGCCGGTTTGACGTATATTACGTAGACCATTTATGCGTGGATAAAATGTATCGTAAGAAAGGCATTGCGCCTCAAATTATTCAAACACATCATTATAATCAACGGCATCATAATAGACAGATTGTTGTTTCGTTGTTCAAGAGAGAAGATGAATTGACTGGAATTGTTCCTTTATGTGTGTATAATAGTTATGGATTTGAAATGTATGGATGGTCAAAACCCATAGATTTGATGCCTAGTATGGTGCTAGTAGAATGTGGCAAGTCAAATATACATCATCTATTTGATTTCATGAGAGAAAATTGCACGACAAGGTTTGATATATGCATTCAACCTGAAATATCCAATTTATTAGAGCTTATAAAGAGTGGTAATGTTTACATTTATATGATAATTGAAGCAGGAGATGTTAAAAGTGCATATTTTTACCGAAAATCATGCACATTTATTCGCGATAAGTGTGAGTCGTTGTGTTGTTTTGCCTCCATTAATTGCTTTGACAAGAAAGAAACCAATGTCTTTATTCATGGTTATAAAGTTGCTCTATGGAAAATTTGCAAGAAGCATGGATTTCGCTTTGCAGTTATAGAAGAAACGTCTGATAACTATTTAATTGTTGATGCATTGAAAACGAGAACAAAACCAGTTATTATTAGTCCAACTGCTTATTTCTTTTATAACTTTGCGTATCATACATTTCAGCCAAAAAAATCTCTGATATTACATTGATTCTTCGCACATCTTACCAATCTCAATCATCTCTTCCTTCTTTTGCTTACTGAACGACTTGACATTCTTCTTCTGCCTACGCATTTTATTAAGCTCGTTAATATCACCCATTGACCGCGATACAAATAGCTGCGCGCCACATTCCATAATATATATTTGATTGGTATGGTCTTGATAACAACTAGGCTGGTCTCCTTCATCAAAGCTAATCATGCCGCAATCTTCCGCAAATTCACCATTATCTGGAGGCGTTGAACATCGTGGATGAGTGCATTTTACGGTATACACATAATTAGAAAAAAAAGCTATCGCACTCTCCCTACTATTAAAAAGAAAAACGGATGGTGGATTGTATGTTGTCACTGGACCAAATTCATCATACTCGCTTATCTCGTGGCAACCAGCATGCTTTGTGTGAACTACCATGTAAGCAATTCCAGATGAATTGCAGCAAGACGGAGATGATGCGTTGAAGTTAGTTTGAGTTACACAGGATGACGCTGAACCAATAGAAGTCGCATTATTAGGCATTTGGCAGATTTGACTAGAAACATTTGAACCAATTGAAGTCGCATTATTAGGCATTTGACAGATTTGACTGAAAACGTTTGAACCAATTGAAGTTGCTTGTGTGTAAGACATTTTATTTATAATATAGTATTGATGTTATTTTTAAATCAATATTATAGAAATATGAAAAATTGGTTAACGCACATATTTACCCACACGCACAAAAGAATCTATCACAAAAATGATAAAGATTCCTAAAAAGCAGTACAAGATGACTTCTTCCGTCACGTTCCCTGTGCGTTCATCCTGTTGTTCCTCTAGAAGATGTATCATGTAATTGAGTTTATCAAGCAAAATGCTGTTCTCTCCAGTCATTTGCTGCGTGGGAGGAGCGCCTGCGTTGTAATAAGGCAAATTGTGTGGAGTTGTCTTATAAAGCTTATCATAATTGGGCATAAATCTCTTGTAATAATCCTCTTGTGATTGTTGAGGTTGAGATTGACTATTGTCAGTATTCTCTAAAGTATAAGACCCATCCATTTTTGACTCTTGTCCCTGACTCATATCTCTGATTCTTGTTTGTTCAACTCCAACCGACGTTGGAGGAGGCATTGGAGTAAAATCTGATAA